TCGGTAGGTGCTGAAAGGGGGAACTGAAGAACAACTTCAAATAGATTGGGGCGAGCACCGCCACCAGTCATTTTTGCCTTAAAGTCACTAATAGTCCTCAATACTGGGGACTCTACCTGGGTTCTTGTACTAGCCATTGAACTTTAACTCCTTGTGTTTGGTAGAAATAATAATTTAAACTTTACCGATAACTTCTTCAAAACTTACGCCACTACGTGTAGCAACGAATGTTAGACCGATGAAGTTGATGGATCTGGTTGGCTTGACGTAGATGTCAGCAACAAACTCGTTTCTGTCGATTACTGCAGGAGTATTATTTGTCTCGTCGCAGATTACAACAAAGTCTGTAATACCACGCTTAGACTCAACATCGCGGAGGAATGGCTCAACAATGTTAACAAAGTTTGTACGAGTAACCTCGTCGTTGAATTCAAATAGAATGTCCTGTGCGGCAGCGGAAATCGCTTCTTCCATATAGATGAAGAGGCGGCGGACGTTGATTCTATCAAACGCACTTGAAACAGCAGTTCCAGTCTTATCACCGTACAATACAATTCCACCAACGTCAGTGGAGAAAACTACCGGGTTGATTCTAGCTGAATAGAGGCGGTCTCTTTGCTGTTGTGTTGGGTTGTATGCTAGGCGAGAACCATTTAGAATTGAGCCACGAGTAGTGCCAGCAGGTGAGAACCAAGGGAACGCAATCTGGTCAGTACGAGCACAGCAACCAGCAATGTCACCATTAAGAGGGACATAGCGGAACTTGTCTGCAAAGCGGTCATACATATACTTATAACCACTATCAAAAATAGCGTAGCTGGAAGAAGTAACAGTACTATAGAAACTAATTACATTTGCAGTAATTTTCTCTGAAGTAAGTGTAACCTGAGCACCTGCACCAGAGTCGGTAATTTGTGAATTGCGATATGGTGAGACAAACGCAATAGCATCTTTACGCAATTCAGCAATAGAGATGATTTTGTTTGCTAGTGCTTGAGCTTCTGTTTGAGCATATGAAGCCGAACCCATTAGGATGAAATCGACATCCAAGTCGTCATCAGATTCGAAGTTGTCGTATCCAGAAGCAACTTCACCAACATTTGCTCTCAATGCTCCGGTAGATTCAATATCCTGGAGACCATCATAGTTGAGACCACCTTCTATAACTTCTTGGAAGTTGCCGATACAGTCGAATTTAATGTTTCTTACCTGAGCATCCCATCCACCGTTAGTTACTGGCTCAGATGTACCTGGATTAAATGCGGTAGCTACTGTTCCATATGGCTGACTACCACCAAATAAGTATGAGGAATTCGCAGCAAGATACTTTCTCCAGTATGAAGGAGTACCTACCGAGAACTGCCCATCTCTACCCTTAGAGATTCCAATATTTTTCTCTAGAATTGTACCTGCGTTACCAGTGATTTCTCCGCTCTCATCAAATATAACAATATGTATTTCATCAAAACGAGAGTTGCGCGATTTTGCATACTCAGTTGTAGTTGGACGATTTGCTAAGGTGTTCCACTTAACTTTAATTCTTTCACTAAGTGTAATTTCCTGGGTGTCAAACCAATCAGAAGGAGGAGCAGTAACAGCAGTTGAAGTTGTGACGCCGTTAGAGACATTAATAGCACCCTGGACAAAAGACCAAGTACCGTTCTGCTGATACTCTACTTCAGACTCCACGTTGGTATTTTCACCAATTGATGGGGTGAATGATAAAATCTTAACTTCATACTCTGCATCCAAACCGTCGTCTCTTACACCAGTAACAATAGACTTTAGGGTGCCTTCAATTGTTCTTACAGTTCCAATACCAGCAGCTTCTTTGCTGATAAATTGAGTGATTGTATCACCAACGTCTGCAGATCCAGCCCCACCAAATACGGGTAGAGTTTGATCAGCTTTACCGTCAATAATTGCAACTTTTACGCCATTTGCCCAGCTACCGCAGTTTCTAGCTGCTAAAGTTACACCAGGAATAATATTTTCATCGTATCCAAGAGCCTCATAATCTTCTAGGCTTTTGATCTTCAATTTAGTAGCAGTTCCAATAAAACCGTTACTTAAGTTATCATCATCTACTCTTACGATCTGCATTATGCCACCGTAGGAGAGAAAAGATGAAATGGTCAGCCAACTTTCATACTGTCTATCAGTAGAAGATGGCTCACCAAAAACATTTAGAAGATCATTTTCGCTAGAGATTAATACAGGCTCGTCAACAGGTCCCCTTGCGAAGGGGGCTACAATTGCGCCAGTTTTCGTAGTGGAAGTTTGAACTTGACCTATAGTCAAATCCACTTCTCTTACTAGAATTCCGGGTGATGCTAAGTTTACGGGCATCGTTGTGTTCTCCCTTTGTAAGTCCGAAATAATCTAAAAATATTTATAAAGAAATGCATTTAGACTAGTATTAGGCTACATCATATCCCACATATAGCTCATACTGCCGTATTCATCTACATTATTCCACGTGTCACCTTGAGCGTCTACAAATGAATTCTCATCTGTACCATCACTGAAAAAGCCAAAAGGAGCCATATCCTGCTCAATTTGGTTCTCCTTTTCGTCATAGATTGCCTTACGCACATCATTATCAGTCATCTCTCGGAAGAAATCCTGAGCAACTGCCCAAGAGAAAATAACCATACACATTGCTAGGTCATCATTACAACCATCTTCTGCCGCAAAGCTGTTGTTGCGTGAGATAAAGGTAGTCAATTCCTGGACAATATTAAAGTCCTCAAATACTAGCTTCTTCTCTTCAACTAAAGCTTTGAGGTTAGAACAGCCTAGCTTCTTAGTAGCCACGCTCATCTTCACACCCAATTGTGTCTTGGAGCCACTGAAACCAGAACCAAGTTGCTGACCTGCCCTACCTCTCATAGCACACATCATTACATTTGGATATTCCAAATCGTAGTTTAAGATAGATGCAACCTGGTCACCAATATCATTAACTTCAATTAGAACGTGAGCCATATTGTATGACTGGGCAATCTTCTTAATGATACCAGGAAATACCATTGGTTTGATTTCATTATCCTTATATTTGGCTACTACCTTATATGGGAATTTGGTTGTATCAAAAACAATTGCAGCCGAATAATCTTTACCAACGCCACGAGCCACGTCTACAGTGACCATATAGCGATGATCCTTTTCTGGCTCATAAAATACGTCTAGTCCCTCATTACTCTTTGTGGGCTCTCTGTACTCCATTAGACGCAACGCTGATGGTGAGATTAGAGTATCAACGGAACCAATAAACTCGCAGTTATGAGATACTATGTTATTAGTATTATATAAGTTTCCATCTTCTACTTCCAATAAATCATATAGGTCAATGGGCTCCTCAACAATCTCACTATAAACTACTTCCTTATCTTGTAATGTATCACCCGTTTTTATTGTATGGGCTTTTATCTGCTCTTCACCAAAGGAATGGTCCAAGGAACATTTTATTTCACTATCATCTCCAAAAATAATCCACTGATAAACGGGCTTTCTTACCTTTTGAATACCAGCAAACTTTTTGAAGCCCTTGGGGGTTTTTACTTTGAGTGATGAGTTTAGCTTATACATTAGCCCAAGATTTATGTAGAATGATTTTGTATAGGTTGTTGGGGGTTATACCAAACTCCTCTGCGTAATGCCTTGAAAAAGCCCTCTCATAAGGAAGAACTTTACCATTAGGTTGAATATCACCAACACCTTTTAGGCTTGGTCTCGTAGTATATAGAGACCTTATAGAGCGGACTTTTTCTGGGGTTAGTTTTGATGTGTGTATTCTACCCTTACGGGTTTTACTCATTTTATTGATAGTTTCTTCACTGAAACAATCACTCTTACCCTTATTCCACGGGATATTACCTTTCTTCACTCCACCAATACCAGTTCTTTCATATCCATCAAAGCCCTCTCCACCTGGGCTCATATTCCAGCCATCCTTGAATGTATTATATTCAGCAATACTATCAATCTCAAACTGCTTCGCTTCTTTTGATGAAAGGTTTTCTTTCATAATAACGAAGTTGTGGGGCGGTTTTTTGTTTTTGTGTTCTCTTTTACGAACATCAACCTGCGTAGTTTGTCCCACATACTTCACTACTCCATCATTATCTACGAGCGCATAAATGGAATACATCATATTATCTCAACTACTACTATTTATAATCCTATGAACTTACATTCTATCATATAAATCCTTTATTGTAGTAGTTTCCACATTATCTTCACATTCTATTTCTATATTTGTATCCCCAGCAACACACTCAAACTCAACCTTGAACTGTTCTTCTGATGTGTTCTTAATAGTCGTCTCTTTCCACACATCATCCC